TTATTAATTAGCCTTGGCGTGTATTCTCCAATGTTTCCAGATAAGTGAGAGTTACAAACAGAGCATGATTTGTGAACATTCCAAAGATTAAACCGCAGGGAAGAACTATGGCCGCGTGAGTAATAATGCGAGGCGTGCCATTGCCCCTGCCAATCTTTGGGTTTGTCGCAGCTAATGCAGCCTAAGTGCGCGTCCCTAAGCCTTACATATTTATTAAATACAGCCTGCAACTCAGCCAGCCATTTAGCCTTAGTCTTAACTTTATTCTTTGCCGCCGTATGCCGCGCTCTATCGGCTTTTTCGGTTTTAACTTTATCAGCTTTGGCCTTACGTTCGTTTTTAGCCCGCACCTTACTCAGTGCAGTAATCGCCGCAGTTTGCTGGCATTCTTCGGTGGCAAAGCCAAGTTTTTCCATGTAATTCGTGCATTTTGACGCTGACTTTATTTCTGTGCGGCATCCGCATTTGCATCGTCTAGCCATTATTAATCCTCAAAAGTTATAATCCCCGCAATCCCAATCAAAATAAACACTAATTGAAGCCCAATCTTAGAAAAAATATCCATACTGTCCGCTGCTAGGTGTGGGAGAAATAAAGCCATTCCAATGCATGTAAATAAATAAAACTTAGTCATAATTAATCCCCGTTAAATTTCCTTTGATTTTTTGCAAATTCGCCAGCGGATTCTAAAATCAAACCATCGTCCGCCGCGACCATTTGCAGCCATTCCAGCACAATGAACATCTCGCCCTTTTTCCAGCTTTTAGAGCTGGCATAACCCATTTTCTTTTTTCCGTTGAACGGGTTTACAATTTCCACCGCCATAAATTTTGCGTCTGGATGCGTAGCTGTAAACCGCTTTTTAACTATTTCTTTCATGCCTTGCAGCATGCCTTCCGTGACATTTTTTCGCGTAATATCAAGGCGATAGGCAACATACTCAGAGCACCAAACGTGGAAAAGCGCGTTCTGATTTAACGACCTGTCTTTGCCAATTCTTGGCGCGCTGAATGTTATGTATTTATGTTCACGGAATAAGCCCTCAGCTACTTTATTAAATGCTTGCAGGCTGTGGGCGCTGTTTATTATCCATTGTTTGTCCATTTCATCACCCCTTTTCGTCAATCAATGACATTGAACGCCCCCAGTCAGCTATTGGGCGTGACCAAATCCGACCGTCAGGCCCTTTGTATACAACTGTTTCGACATATCGCGGCGAGGTGGTGCGTATATTTGATATACAAACAATCGTATATACAACCCCGCTTTTATGTAGCCACTTTGATTCATGTGCTAAATCTTTGTTTGTTGAATCATCCATTGGACTGTTCAATAACAGAACGCAGCGTGTCAAAATCTTTAACCAACGTTTCAACGCCGTCATGTGTCACAGTCATAGGCGAACTACCAAAACCGCACTCAGCAACGTACCACGCTAAATAATCGAAGTGATCGCCAATTAATACAGACAAAGTTTTAACTGTTAAATCCTCAAGCGCATGGCTGGAATTTAAAAGCGGCGATTCTGGCGCAATCATTAAGCCGTGGGTGGCCGCGTGTAGTTCGTCTGAAAGTTTTTTGATTTTAGTTAGCGTATTGCAAACGTATTGCCATAAAATGTCGTTAATTTTCATTTTTTAAACCTTGTTTCTTTTTCTTTTTTGGCGGTACACGTAACCACCTGTTCTGCACTACGTTTTGACAGGTGTAGATTTGCCCTTTCGAGTCAGTAATTCTGGCACGTAAATTAGCGCAATTGAGTTTGCTCAAATCTATCGCTATGTAAACAGTTTTAACCAGCCTGCACAGCGTAATAGATTTCTGAGAGTAGCTAGCAATCAGTTGGGGCACTTCACCTAACAGATACGGTTTCGAATAAAGCTTGAACGTCAAGGTCAGGGGAGGTACAACAGGTTTCTTTAAATCCGTGAGAGTGAGTGTAGTTTTCATTCTGAGACCTCGTCTTTGCAGACTGAATAATTGAAGAACCAAGTCCCTACTTTTCTTAGTCCCCCAGTTTTCTGGTATTTTTTCACTTTCACTTGTGGCAGGCAGGTGTGGATATTTGGCAGTATTTCGACAACTCTGCCTCTTTCCCCCGACCTAGAAACAACGTCAACGCCAACGAACACGCCGAACTTTTCTTTACTTATTGCAAGGCACTGCCCGTCTACAACCTTCTCAGCTCGCGCTACATCCTCTTTAAACACATCGAGGTTTTCTATTAACTGCTCTAATTTAGTCACGTTACTTCTCCAAAATTAAGCATAGCTTTTGCCATAGCAATAGCGTTACTCTCGCCTTCCACTGTGTCTGGAAACACCAGCATATCATCCAGATGTTGGTGATCGACACTATCGCCAAACCAGCACCAAAGTTGGCATAGTGAAGTACGGGAGGGTTCTGGTGTGAAGTATCTGTTTTTAGGCGCTTCCGTCATACCTGCGGAGCACTCAATGTCATTGATTAAGACGGTTTTAGGTGCAAGTTCGTACATAGCAGGGGCTTCCCAGACAATGGACGCTGTTGCATATGAAGTACTAACTTTACCTTTGTACAGCAACCCCTCGCCAGCATCACGCTCATTTTGGATGTTGTCATTAACGTGTGTTATCAGTTCTTTAATGTTCATTTCATAACCCTGTCTATTTTTTTATCAAAATGATCCGCCAATGCGTAAAGCGTGTACATAATTAAATTGGCAAAAATCGCTAATTCAACACCCATGATTACTGAAAAAGTGAAGGCGGCAGCGTGAAAAACTGCCAGAAGTAAAAAGATGCTCATTTTAAATCCTCCACTTTGCAAACTGTGTAAGAGCAAAACCAAGATTCCGCCTTCCCTAGCTCACCATTCTTTTTGTACCTTCGAACTTTGACGTGGGGCAGCCTATCTTGGGTAGTAGGTATTATCATACAGACCTGACCCTTTTCGCCGAATCGGTGGACGACCTCAGCGCCAACGAATACGCCAAACTTTTCCTTGCTCACTGCGAGGCACTGCAAATCCAGAGCTTTCTGTGCGCGTGCTGCATCCGCCTTAATTGCTTCAAGCTTCGCTACTAGCTGCTCTAACTTATTCATTTCTTTCTTCCCCTTAATTTTAGAATAAACCCAGTTACTTTAATTTTTTCGCCCGCAGTCAAAAAAAACTCGCAAGGTCTAAGCCCTTTTTCAGCGCGCCTTTTCTTGAATGCTTTTTGTCGTTCGGCGTTTGTTCGTGCCATTTATCGCTCACCTATTTGGTTACGAGTAACACTTTATACTTGTTACTCGTAACAGTTAATACTAAAAGACAACACCGCGGCATCGGCTCGGTTATTTTGTAATTATTCATTTTTTAAAGTCCCCTTCTCATTGCAGCCAATGCAGATGTCACCGTCTTTTCGCGCGCAGGCATTGATTTATTTTCAAGCTCTTTTACTTTTGCTGGAGCCTTGCCGATATCGCCCCCGCTTTTCATTATTTCCAGCGTTTCATTGTGCGCAGCTTCCCAGCATTTTCTTGCTGTTGCCTCGTTCGCGTGACGCAAGTGCCAGTTTTTTCCCTCTTTGCATATACGGCTGAAAGTGGCGTATGTTTCCACTGATAGCTGACTGGGGTGGCGGCGTTCTCGTGGTGCTTTGTCATATTCTAAATATTCAGCGTATGAGTCGGCGGTATTTTTAGTGCCAGCAGGCAAGCGGCCTTCATCACACAAAATAATAAATTCCCCAACTGTCGGGATAAACGGCGAACCGCCAGCCCTAATTCTGCTCATTGCGTAATCAATTAGCACGGGGTTATCCATGCCGCTGATTTTAAATTCATTTAACCATTCCCTCATGTTCAGCTTAATTTGAGACTGGGCCTCGCTGGGGCTTAAAGATTTGAGATTATGAAACCCAGCAGTACACACAGTATTCAGACGCGCGAACAAGTCAGTGATGAATTTACGGTCACCCTGTGTTTCCCCCTGTGTTGCGTTTTCTGCTTTGGCACGCATTAGCATGGCATTGGAGTTCGGGACTACCTGAGCGGCCATAGGCTGGCTAGAAATCGGTGTCTGTGAATGTGATTGCAGTGCGCCCGTTAAGTGCTCTCTCGTTATTCTCATATCCTGCCCCTTTTGTGAGTTGTGAGTTGTTAAGTTTGTTGTTTATGTATTCCAGTGAGATCGTTTTCCAGTGCGGGTACTCGCTCCACACATTCAAAACCTGCTCCATCGAATACCCAGCCTCGTGGATTTTGACCAAATTATTTATGAGCATTTTTTCAGCTCGTTCGGTCATTGTTATTTTTGTAGCCGCTTTTTTTATTTTCTTAATTTCGGTCCATTGCGTATCACTGATAAATTCAGCGGGTGAGGTTTTAGCAAGTTTTTTAGGTTGTGTTTCTTGGTTAATGTTTAGTGTTTTATGGTTAGTGGTTAATGGTTTATGGTTAGCATTGCCATCGCATTTAGTTCGCAATGCGTTCGCATCCACAATAATGGGCTTCTTAGACCATCTTGCCATTGCGCTAGCTTTTGCCTTTTTGCTTTTATCGTTATACGCCTGTATTTCAGTGTTTGCTTTTTCTTGCATCCACCCATGATCTGTTAATATAAAAAACTCTCGCAATACATTCGCAATACATTCGCAATGCGTTCGCATCCTTATAAGCCTAGCCACCTGTTCGGCTGAATCTGGCAACGGCGATTCATGCAAATAGACCCAGTCCAGCATGCGCCTAAAAGCTAAGTCTTCGAGCGGTTCAAGGTGAGAAGTATGGCTGGCATAGTCTCCTATATTGAATTTGTAGTAATGCACATTAAGCCCCCTTTCTTTGATGGCTAAATTTTAACCAGAATGCGCTCGATGAAATTGTTGAAGCTACGGCCTTCGGCGTGCGCCTTTCCCTTTAATTTTTTTAGCAATTCAACGTCTAGTCGAATGGTTGTGATTTGCTTTTTTGGTTTTTGGTCTTTCATTTTTTAGCCCTTCTTGAGTGAAAAGCCATTATATTTAAAAAGATTAAAAGTGCAACTATTTATAATAACTATTATTACGCCACCAAAAAAACCAGCTATAACAGTCGAACAAAAAAACCGTGAATTAAACTCATTAAAGTAGTTTACATACGGTGATCGTGTCTATATACTGAGGTCATCAAATCAAAACACACAGGGAAAACATGAGAACACTACGACAACACATTGACGCAAAACACGCGGGGGTAAACGTAAGATTTGCCGAAGCGTATGGCGTGAGTAAACAGCAAGTTTACACTTGGCTTAAAAACGACTGTATTTTTCACAGTGGGCAGGTGTATAGACCTGTGACCAAAATCCAAAAGGGGGCTTAAAATGACGTGTATTATCCACAGTGAAATTGATCAGCACTTGGCGCAGGAAGAAGAGGGCGAAAACTACGAGGCGCTTTTGCTTGAGTGCACGCAAGATTTGGCGGCGGGTGATGTGATCACGTGTAATGTTATTGATTATTCGTATCAAGCAGACGTGCTAGATAATTTGGCTATCAATGATGAATTTTGCGCGGCGCTGGCATTAATTCATAGCGACAAAGAAACAGCGGTGGAGTTAATCGAAAATCTAGCAAGTGATCAACTGACTAAAGTGGTCCGCGAATTAGCAGATGAAATAATTGAAAGCAGGGCTATGGATGCGGCCGAAAACGCAGCCGAAAACGGTGATCATTAATGCAAGTAATCACACAAAAAAGTGCGCTAGAAATCTGGTCCAAGCCGCACATGCAAAATGAAGAGCGCGTAGCAATGTGGAAAAAATTAATGGCAGAACGTGCCAAGTCGGTTAAAAAATGAGTCACTTAAAAATCTGGGATAAATTCCCAAAAACTGACGAGACGTACACTAAGCAATCTAAAGACGGTGGCCGCACGCTTACATCAATCACACCCGTTTACATGGTGAAGCTGGCCAGTGAAGTGCTGGGCGCGATTGGCGTGGGCTGGGGTTATACGATTGTCAATGAACGGTTCGATAACGGCCAGCCAATTATTTTAATCGAGGGCAACAAAAGCCAGGGCGTTTTACCTACTTACATGCTTGATAATGGCGCGATAGTTTGGGAGAAAACGCACACGGTACAGATTGAAATGTGGATCGCAGGCAGTGAAAAAACCTTTGCGCAATTTGGGCACACAAAATACTCGTACATGACAAAAACAGGTAAATATTACATAGACCACGACTATGCAAAAAAATCTGTTACCGATGCTATGACCAAGTGCCTGAGCTTGCTGGGTGTTTGTTCAGATGTGTACATGGGTCAATTCGATGACGTTGGCTATAAGCAGGTTGCTAAATTAGAACACGACCTAGAAAAAGCCAATAAAACCGATGAGATTTATGCAGAGAAAATAAGCGAGCTTAAGGAGTTCGTTAAAGTTCAGGCTGTGCAGATTAGTTTATGTCCAACGATTGACGCAATGCGCAAAGTTTACCGTATTGTCAGCGGGAGAATTAATAGAGAAGCCCCTATTATTAACCTCGACCCAGCTCTTGAAATGTTACCTGTAGACAATGCTTTTCACGAACAAGAAAAAATATTAAAAGGAACTTAAAATGAAAGAATTAGTTATATTTTCGGACTTAACAACAGAGCAAGTGCTGTGCGAAATCGAAAAAGAGGCCGCTAGTTATGAAGGGCTTTATGTTGATATGGCGGATGGCAAACAACGTAAATTCGTAAAAGAAAAAGCGGCGGGCATTAAAGAGCTGCTTAAAAAAATCGAACGCGCGCGCATAGATAAATCGAAAGATTATAAACTGGCTGTAGAGTCGGAGGCGGCGAACATAAAAGAGCGTTTGGAAAACGCCAATAAACCTTTCACCCTTTTAATTGATGAATACGCAAACGAACGCGCCAAGGTTTTGTCAGAAGAAAAGCGGGTTAATGAGGAAAAGCTGGCGGCTATTCAGTATGAGCGTGATTATGATGATGCTATTCAGTTAGACCGCCTATTTGAATTAGAGTTAAAAGAAGTGGCCGCTCAAAAAATAATCGAGCAGAAAGCAGCCGAAGATCGTGACAGATTGATAGCAGAAGAAGCGGCGCAAGAGGCCAGAGAAGCAGCGGCTAAGCTAATAATCAAACAGCAAGAAGAGGCGGCGGCGCGAGAAATTGAATTGAAGCAGGCCGCGATTGATGCAGAAACAGCCCAAAAACTTGCGGCAGAAAATGCAGAGATTGAGTTGGCGCGCGAAGTTGAACGGGCAGCTAAAGAAAAAGCCGATGCTGCCGAAAATGTCCGCCTGCTTTTGATTGAAAAAGAAAAACAGGCCGCGATTGAAAAACAGGCCGCGATTGATGCGGAGATAACGCGCCAAAAATTGGAGCAAGAACGCGAACTTGCAGAGCAGGCAAAACGTGAGGCAGACAGAGAACATAAAAAGAAAGTGAATAATGAGGCTCTTGATAGTTTTGTTGCAGGCGGCATGACAGAAGAATGCGCAAAGCAGGCGGTCACATTGCTAGCAAAAAAAGCGATCAAACACGCGGTTTTAAATTACTAAAATAGGCGGCTAAAATGACTTTGAACGAGCTAGCAGAAAAACACACGAAAGAAAAAGCGCTTCGATTGACTGATAAAGTCGAGCAGCGGCGGTACGTTGAAGATGTAAAAACGGCCCGTGATTTGGGTATAACTTTAGAAGAATTACAAAACAATAAAAAGGATACTTTAAAATGAAGTTCAATGAACGGAAATTCTATATAAACCTAGCGTTGTTTTTTCTAGTCGGGATAGCCTGGCTTATCTTAGATTCCATTTTTGATAAAACTACGAACATGCCAGGTTTGTTAATAACCAGTTTTTTTATTGTTTGGAACATGAATCAGTGCTCAGTAAAAGAAGAACTTTTAAACACAGCAAAAAAGGAAAAATAAAATGTCAGTAACAATTACAGCAAAATTAAACGACAGCGCCAGCGAATTTGCGGCGGGTGAGTCAATCGGGTTCGGGGTTCGTTTGGGCGTACAATATTTTGATCGCGAAACTAAAATCAAGGAGTGGACGAATTACGAAGCCGCTTTATTCTCAAACAATCAAAATCAGATTGATTTTATGCGTAGCGCGCTAGTAAAAGGCTCGGTGATCGAAGTGACGGCGCAGCAACTTAAAATCAAAACTTTTGATGGTCAGCACGGGCAGAAAATCAGCTTAGAAATGATTGATGCTAAATTGGGCTATGTTCACACGGGAGAACAATCAACACAGCAAGCGGCCCCGCAGCAAACGCCGTATCAGTCAGCGCCACAACAGCTAGGCCATTATTTTCAGGATGGGACACCCATGGCCCCGCAAGATGTGCAACGCTATCAAAAAGCCGGTATAGCGCCATGGGCGGCTGGGGCCATGCCGCCAATGCTTCCTGCGGGCTATTAGGCGAGTTACAGAGAATAGATTATGAACACAAGAAACATTACTGCCGCCTATTTGGTAATACAAGCATCGCTTTTATTTTTTGGATTTTGGCAGGTTCAGCAAGAGTCACAAATAATGGTGGCTTTTGGTCTTTTTAACATTGTCGTTAATATCGCGGCAGGCGCATTAAATATTAAAAATCTTATAAACGCCTAACGCCCAACTTTAAGCAGCCGCAGCTTTACGCGGTCTGGCTTTAAATACTTGTTATACGGATTTAAAAACAGAAGGTAGAAATGGAAATGGAAATGGAAACGGAACTAACAACATTACTGATTGCAGTTGCAAAGGGGCAGGAGAGCATCATACCCTCACTTTGACGGGGTTTGACTTGGCTAATATTGTGCTAGGAATGAGGCTGAAGGAGTTCTTGAACGCTGTAGAATGGTGTATTGACCTGCTAGCTAATCAAATTGGTCGTGAACTATTTGGCTTAGGTGGGAAAGCATGATTTTTACAGATCACGAAAAAGCGAAAATAAAAACAGAAAAATTACGCCCGAACTGCAAGAAAACGGAGTCTGGATATTCTGCGCGGGTGCGTGATGAAAGCGGCGTTCTCAGAAGTCGAGGGGTTTTTGACTCAATTGCAGAGTGTAACGCAGCGTATGATAAGCACAATAAAGTGCGCGAGGAACAAAAAAGCGTCAAAAAATACGCGCAAACTGGCTACGTTGTCGCAGGCACGAAAGAGCGCAAACGCTATAAAGCCCAAGTTGCGCTAGATGCGAGATCCTGGTGCTTGGGCACGTTCAACACAGCGCGTGAAGCGCGGGCAGAACATGAGCTGGCAGTTGACAGGATAAACGCGGGCACATTTAAAGCGTGGTATGAGAAGTGGCGCAAAACAAGTGCGCGAGATTAATTCGAGTAGTGCGCTTTAATTACTTGCAATACTCATTTATTCAATTATAATTGTTTCATGGATTAGGGAATAAGCCCAATCCAAACTAGAAAGAGTAAAAATTATGTTAAAATTAATGAATATCGATTCAAACGGAATTGCTTGGGTAACTACAGAAGAAAAGCAAATTTTTGGTATCGTCAATGCTTTTAAAGTTTTGGATAATGACGATCTTGAATATACTGGGAAATCCGTTTGCGATTTACTGGATGATCATGCTGAAATAGAGCAGGATTATGAAGCAGAAAAAAATATTATTCGCTTCACTGAGGAAAATGGCGAAAGCTACTTTCTAGCTATAAGTGCGGACAATGTAGAATTAATCGAAACGTCACACCTAAAGGCCGCTTAAGTGCGGTTTTTTTGCGTTAAAAGGAGTAGAAAATGTATTTTGTAATTGATGCCGCGCAAAATGTGCGAGCGTTCAAAAAAAACGGGCAGGCGTTTTGGTGGATAGCGAACACCATCGGAATTTCAATACATGACGCGCAGGATATTGTGGGTTATGTAAAAGAGCGGATGCCTGACGGCTGGCGGGTGCTAAATTTATCGGCTGCATTCTCAGCGTGCTATAAAAATGACGGTTTAGCGCTAAATATGTCTAGCGCAATATATGAGTATTACAAACGAATCAATGACTAGCATCATACTAAGCTATTCAAAGTCGCTGAATTTTGCGTCACTGTTTGATTATTTAGTTATGTGATAGTATTGTTTTCTAATCTAATCACATAACAATCCCCGTTATTTAATAGATAGCGGGGTTTTTTTGGTCTAAATATGCCTGAAATTTCACACGACACGATAGCCCTGGTTATCGGCCTGCTTATAAATTTTGCAGGAATGACAATTTATTTGGGCAGATACATTGGCCAGACAACATCTCATTTACACTCTCACGATGAAAAGCACACTCGACACACTGCGCGACTAGATGAGCATCAGAAAATTATTGGTAGTCATGGACAGTCTATTGCAGTGTTGAAAATTAAGGAGCTTGAGCGTAATGTCTGAATCTGCTGAAAGTTTAATGTGGGAAGCGCTGCCAAATTTTAGTGAATCAGAATTTAATCACACTCGATTAGATTGCATTGATGAAAATCTGATTGTTGAGTTGCAAAATTTTCGTGATGATTTAGCTAGTCCAGTTATTCCAAGCCCAAATTCAGATGCCTGGGCGCGATTTGACAGTAGTAAAACGAGCCGACATTATGCAGTTGATCGTTTGTGTGATGCAGGGGACGTGTTTGTTAGCTGTAGTCCGCTAAAAGCATTGTACACAGCGCTTAATTCCGAATTCGGCGGCATCGGTTTGTATTTAGACACTCAATACAAAAACAAACCTATGCTGATGCTGCATTTAGATTGCCGCAGCGTTTCAGACCGGGCTATCTGGATACGCGAAACAGTCAAAGGCAAGCAGGTCTATACAACGTATAAAAACGGCATGAATGAATTAAACCTAAAATCAATCATTAAGAAATTAGCGGAGTCGGTGCTATGAAGTTATTAAAGCGATTGCTAACAAAAAAAATAATCACGTTAGTGCTGGGCATTGCGGCTGGCGCTTTGGGGTACACTATGTCAGAAGAGGTGCAAACCGCGCTTGTTTTAATTATTACTGCGCTGTCGGGCTAGTATTATGTCAATTACTATAAATACATTGAGTGAAGAAAAACTTAGAACGGGTAAATCATTTTTATATATTTATAGTAATTTAGCGCTAGCAGCGGGCGCGGAAGAGAATTTTATTATCGCTGTTGCTAGTAATCCCGTGACAATTAAATCAATTACAGTGACTGCGGATGCAGAGTTAATGAGCTGGCAGTCATTCGGCAGTACGCAATTCACAGAAAACACGGGTGTAATAATAAACGGAATACAGCGTAATTTTAATACAATCGAGGAATCTGGCATTACATTAATAGATGGCCCGACAATTACCGATGACGGCATATCGTTTTCCAACAATCCTGTGGATATGATAGCCCAAGCAGGCTCAGGCAATCACTCGTACCTAAATCAAATAGTTGTAGATCAGTTAATGCTAGCTCCGAATAGCAACTACCTAATCAGATTTAAAAATCACGATAATTCAGTGATTAAATATCAATTAAATATAGATACATATAATGAGTGAGTCACGACTAACAGCTGAGCAAATAGAGCTGGCGTCTAAATTGACTAATTTGCAGCGTAAATTTGTTCTCGAATTGATCAAGCCGAATATGACACAGCGTGATGCGATCAGAAACGCTGGCAGCCGGGCAAAAACAGACGGCGCGCTAGATAACTCGGCTAGTATCATGCTGATAAATCCATTGGTCGCTAATTTTCATGCAGCTATGGTTAGCGAGACAATCAATAGTGCGATACTCACACGAGAGCGAGCATTAGAAATACTGTCTAGCAATGCTGAATTATCAGACGAAAAACGAGATCAGCACGCAGCTATTAAGCAATTATCAGCAATGCAGGGATGGGACGCTCCAGCTAAAACAGAATTAAGCGGGAGCGAGGGGAAATCAATTAAAGTAGATGTTAGCGCGCCAGAGATTGTCAGTGCGCTAAGTGATTTAATGAGGAGATTGTAAATGAGCGATGATAAAGGGTTTGTTATTACTGATAGAGGTCCAGCACTTGTGACGATGGCTGTGCTTTTCGATATAGCAGAAAATGACATTAGAAATGATAGCCGAATAATCATAGGGGTTCGCAATGTATCGGATACTGCGGATATTAATGGAGACTTCCATAGTTATATAACATACAAAGGTGATGGCTTGGATGGTGAGCTTGCTTGTTATGATGACAGTGGATGTCTTGAGCGCCTTGTCTTAACTCACGATAATTGCGATGAACTCAGTGACAGTATTTGCAGTATTCTTGCATTCATGGGGCTGGTGGGTAGCAGCGAGTGATTGTTATGTAAGTGTTCTTTACTATTTTGTTTGCGCTATTTTTAATTGTGATAACCTTCTCTAGTGGTATGGAGTGCTTTCATTGCGGCACGCGCGCTATTTGTAAGAAATGCTGGTGCGAAGGAAAGACAATTGAGTGAATTAATGCAATGGGAGAATATGACTGATGCAGACAAAGCAGCGGTCAAAATAGCAAGTGAGGCCTCTTTTGAGGCTTTTTTGCGTATATTCTTTCAGTTATTGCAGGGGCAGAAGTTCAAGAAAAATTGGCATCATACTTACGAGTGCCAGCTAGCTGAAGCGGTTTATCATGGCAAGATCAAACGGGGCATAATCAATGTCGCGCCTGGCTCAACTAAAACAGAAATATGGTCAATTCACTGGATAGCGTGGTGCATTATTAAATGTATTTCTTCCGATAAACCAGTTTCAAGCCGTTGGCTGCCGCTTTCTTATTCAGAGGAATTGGTAACAGAGAATGCAAAACGAGTTAAAGAAATACTGGATTCAGAAGAATTTAACGCACTCTGGCCACTCAAAATTGATCCCACTACAAAATCCAGCTCAAATTGGATGTATAGAGATGAACACGGCAATCGTCACAGATTGTTCGGCACTTCTATTAATGGGCAGGTAACAGGGCGCAGGGGCGGTTATATGGTCGTTGATTGTTTCACGGGCGCTGTAATACTAGATGACCCATTACCACCAAAAGATATGGATTCCGCGCTGTTAATGGATAAGGCCAATAAAAAACTAAACAGGGTTGTTCGATCACGTTTAGCGCATGATGATGTGCCAATCATTATGGTTCAGCAGCGTATAGCAAAAGGGGATTCGACCGATTTTCTTAATAGCGATAAAGCCCCAGACGATTACGAGCAATTCAAAGTGCCTGCGCTAATTGACCGTGCATATTTAGATACATTGCCAGTGGATATGAAGGAAGCGTGCATTAAAGACACGGGATTCACTGGTAAGCGCACAAGCTACTGGCCAGATAAAGAACCAACCAGTACACTACTGGCCATGGAGAAAGCCGATATATTCATGTTTAGTGCGCAGTATCAGCAGGCCCCAGACGATGCCCTGCAAGAAGGTGCGGTTTATGCAAAAGAAATGGAGCAGCTTATTGAAGAGGGGCGTTTCTGTAGTGTGCCAGTCGAACCATCCCTACCTGTTTACACCTACTGGGATTTAGCGATAAATGATCACATGGTCATGTGGTTAATGCAGCCGCACGGTAAAGAATTAAGGCTAATAGCATGCTATGGCAATCGTGATGAGGGCATGGAGCATTACATTAATTGGCTGCGGGATTTCAAGGACAAATACAGTATTCGGTATGCAGAGCATTTAGGGCCACACGATTTAGCTGTTCGTGACCTAATGACCAAGCGCAGCCGAATTGAAGTAGCCAAGACCATGGGCATTACGTTTAAATTAGTTGAGCGCTGCAAAAGCAAGCGAGATAGTATCAACTCGCTCAAAATGCTATTTCCACGGTTATGGATTGATAAGACCCGCTGCAATACTGATATCGCTGGGAACACTGGCGATATGGCTCAAAAGACTGGCTGGTCGGCACTCAAGGCATTGCGCAGAGAGTGGGATCACAACAACGAAGTATTCAAAGATGCGGTAGGGCCAAAGTGGGCAACCGATTTTTGTGATGCCTTGCAGCAAATGGGCTTGCACTATAAAGAAGCTGCAAAAAAGAAAGAATCAAAAGCGCGCGCACGGCCAATAGCGGCTGGCGGCTGGATGAATTAGGGGTGGGGCATGAGCAAGTCAGACAAACAAACAGATGAAGAGCTAATTCGGATAGCAAGAAAGCGAGCCGCGGAAGGCGCGACATACTGGAAAGACAACTGGGATAAAGCAGCCGATGATCTGCGCTTTCTAGGTGGCGATCAATGGCCGGAAAGTGTGCGAACTGAGCGAGAGCTAGAGCAGCGCCCGTGCTTAACAAATAACGTATTACCTACATTTGTAGATCAAGTCCTTGGTGATCAACGTCAAAACAAGCCCGCAATTAAAGTGAGTCCTGTCGATAAAATTAGTGTAGATATTGCGCACGGTGAAGAAGGTGAGACAAAAAACGAAACCCTTAAAATATCAAATGTGGCAGGCTCAAAGGATTATGAGCTTGGGGAGGTTTTCACTGGCCTAATTAAAAACATTGAATACAATTGTGATGCAGAAACCGCTTATGACATGGCGTTTCAATCAGCTGTGCAGGGTGGATTTGGGTATCTGCGTGTATTGAGTGACTACGAAAGTGATGATGGGTTTGAGCAGTCGCTAAAAATAAAACATATCGACAATACGTTTAGCGTGACGATGGACCCTAGTGCGCGAGAGGTCGATTACTCAGATATGGGGTGGTGCTTCATTGACGATTTAATGACAACCGAATCATTCAAATCCAAATACCCAGATGCTACGGCTGATTCAGTTGGTGGCGAGAATGAGGGTTCATGGTTTCAAGAAAACGCAGTCCGTGTGAGTGAGTATTTTTGTCGTAAGCCCGTTGTGCGTGAAATGGCGCTAATGTCGGACGGCTCAACATATTACACAGATGAAATTAAAGATATTGAAGATGAGCTGCTTGAGAATGGTATAAAAGTTGTACGCACTCGCAAAGTAAAAACATTCAAAGTTTTATGGTACAAAATCACTGGCTCTGAAATCTTAGAAGGCCCGACCGAATTAGATTGCGAAACTATCCCAGTGGTTCCAGTGTTCGGTAAGTCGATAACTATTAAAAATAAAAAAACGTACATGAGCCTAATTCGTCACAGTAAAGACGCGCAGCGCATGGCGAACTACTGGGACACTCAAGCAACTGAGTCGGTGGCATTAGCTCCTAAAGCGCCATTCATTGCACAAGAAGGTCATACGGAGGGGCGAGAAAACGAATGGGGCGCGGCGAATACATCTAACGCCTCAGTGCTCACATACATTCCTCAGTATAGTAACGACCGTGGGCCAAGACGCGAGCAGCCAGCATCAGTGCCAGCGGCAGAAATTACACTGGCCATGAACTCGTCAGATAAGATCAAGGCGACAATGGGCATGTTTGATGCGTCATTAGGCAATACTGGCAATGAAACATCAGGTCGGGCAATTATTGCGCGCCAGCGTCAAGGTGATCGGGGCACGTTCACATTTAGCGATAACCTGACCAAAGCTATCAAACGAATAGGTCGATTATCGGTCGAGTTAATTCTTGCGAATTACGACACTGAGCGAGTGGTTCGGATTAAGTTTCCAGACGATACCGAAGATTTTGTTCGCCTCAATAAACAAATTTTTGATGATGAAAGTGGCGAGTGGGTAACCATTCACGATCTGGGTGTCGTTAAATATGATGTGGTTGTCACGACTGGACCAGCATACGCAACACAGCGAATGGAGGCCGCCGAGTCTATGATTCAATTTGCCCAAGCCGTTCCAAGTGCTGCCGCTGCCATGGCTGATTTAATAGCAGCTAATATGGATTGGCCTGGTGCTGATACGATTGCCGAGCGTTTGCGTAAGATTATACCGCCGCACTTACTGTCACCAGAAGAGCAAGAAAAAATAGCCGAAGATGCGCCTAAGCAAACAGAGCCTACACCAGAGCAAGTGCTGGAAGGCCAAGAGATGCAGGCAAGGACAGCAGAGGCCGAAGCTAAAACGGCACAAGCTGGGGCAGATATAGAGCAGGTTCAGGCTGATATAGCCAAAGCAGGCGCGACAGTGGCGCAAGCAGAGGCCGACACATTTACAGCGCAACTTGAAAGCGCAGAGGCTCAGGCAAAGCTAGCCATTATTAATGATAGTGCCGCAGGTGGTGATGCCTCATATAACATGGTTCGGGAGCTGGTAGCTCAGGCTATTGCAGAAACCGCAACGATGAATGGTCAGTAATGTGACTTTTGCAACACTAAAGGTTATTATTTAACTATCCTGCCCGTGGGACTTCACGGGCCTCGTATCTTAAAGGTATGCCATGAGTAAAGAAGTTCAAGACGAGACTGCTGGTTTCGAGGTAGTAACATCAGATGTTCCGGTAACCGAAGAGGCTGATAACTCAGAATCGGAAGAAACCACGCAAGAGCTAGAGTCAATCGCAGACGAAGGCGAGGCAGGGAGTGAAGATAAGGCTACTATCGGTGACAATGCAACCGCCGAGGAAGAGGCAAGTCAGGATGAAAATTCAGACAAGCCAAAGCGCAAGCGTAATCCTCAAAAACGCATAGACAAAGTAGTGCGAGAACGTGAAGACGAGAAGCGTAAAAACGAATCTCTTGAAGCGCGCATTAAAGAGCTAGAGCAAGGGCAGTCAAAGTCAGAGCCAACGGCAGCCGAAGAGCCGCAGGAAAATGACTATGATAGCTATGACGAGTATTTAGACGCAGTTGATGCGTATGAACCACCAGCGCAAGGAAGCAGGAAGCAGGAAGCTGAAAGCGAAGACTCGCTAACTAGCGCACAGCGCACAGCTATGGCCATTGTTCAGGAAAAAATCGAAGGAGGCGCAGAAGTACACGCCGATTTTGACAAGATAGCCCTTGATAGTAGCGTGCCCATCACAGGTGAGATGATCGAGGCACTAGCCGAATGCGATGACCCAGCGAAGGTTATGATGCGTTTAGGTAGTGATAAAGACCTTGCGGCAGAGATTGCCAACAAGTCACCCGCGCAACAAATGCGAGCAATTGCAAAAATGGACTTGGCTGTTAATACAAAGCCGATTAAACCGACACGAACAAGCAAAGCTGCTGACCCTATTTCGCCAGTGGGCGGTTCGGGTGCTCAAGAGAAAAACATATCCGATATGAGTTTTTCAGAGTACGAAGCGCACATGAACGCTAAAGAAGGTCGGCGTTAATTTTGAAATTCAATAAGGAAGTCACTCATGGCTATTCAAAGTAATAACCTTTTAACAGATGATGTAATCGCTAACGAAGCATTACGCCTGTTAAAAAACAATACGGTATTCGCAAAAAACGTTTACCGTCAGTACGAAAAGACATTCGGTAAAGTTGGCGATACCATTCGCCTAGAGCTGCCGTTTCGTGTGAAAAGCACATCCGGCCGTGTTCTGGGTAAGAAGGCGATGGTAGATCAGTCAATCCCGTTTAAAATTGATTTCCAAGAAAATATTGGCCTTGAATACACGGTTAAAGATAAGACGTTGGATATTACTCGTTTTTCTGAGCGTTACTTAAAGTCCGGCATGACCCAGATTGCAAATGCCATTGATCGCTCTTTAGCCTTAACTTTAAAGAAGGCGTTCCACTCTTCCGGTACCCCTGGTGTTCGCCCAGGCGCATACATTGACTTTGCCAATGCAGCCGCTAAGCAAACCACATACGGCGTACCACAAGACGGCCAGCGTAAAGCGGTTCTTGACCCGTTCACTTGCGCCTCGCTGTCTGATGAAGTAACCAAGTTATTTCAGGAAGCTATGGTTAAAAGCGCATACATGACCGGCTATCGAGGTACTGTTTCCACTTATGAGACCTTCGAGTCTCAGAATGTACCCAAGCACACTGTAGGCGACTACGGCGGCACGCCTCTGATTGCTGGTGCGACTACAAACGGCACAACCATCACAACGGATGGCTGGACTTCTAATAAGACTGGTCTATTAAAAGCTGGCGATGTAATTACCTTTGCTGGCGTGTTTGGTGTAAATCCGCAAAGCTATGAAACCACAGGCTTGCTTCAAGAGTTTGTTGTAACTGCTGATGCGGACTCTAACGGTTCTGGCGCTGCCACTATTCAGATTTCACCGTCCATGAATGACGGCACAGCAACCACCACCAACTCAGCTGGTGACAGTATCAGTCTTGAAGCTTACCAAAATGTAACGGCCTTACCTGCTGATAACGCGCCCATTACCGTTCTAGGTGCTGCAAATACTACTTATGAGCAGAATTACTTGTTTCATAAAGAAGCTATTGCACTAGTAATGGTT